CCCGTTAGGCTCTCGACTTTCTCTCGCTCTATCGGTACCTTGAACGCAACCTAGGAGGCCGAAATGGCCATCGAAAGGCGCAAGCCGCGCGACCGCGCGAAGCATGCGGGCGGTGTTCTGCCGGACACGGTGGACCGCGTGGCGTACCTGCGCGAGGCGCTGCAACACGCGGAGTCCATGGTCACGCAGGCCGAGGAGGCGCGGAGCTGGCAGGCTGCCATCTCGGGTAAGCGTCTCGCGCTCCAGGTGCGCGACGAGCTGGACGCGGCGCTCGCAAAGGCGAACGCACCCGACGACACCATGAGCGACGAGCAGCTCCTCGGCATCATGGTCCAGGCCATTGCGGCGCTACCGGCTCAGCACCTCGAGCGCCTCGAGGACGCCATCGGCATCCGGCGTGGTGCTCCCCCCGTGCGACTGGTTGAGACTGCTTGATGAAAGCGTCCGACCTTTCCGACGAATGGATTTTGTCGGTACTCCGACAGCGTTCCGGAGTGTGGCACACTCACTTCCCACCGACCGGCGGCGTGATGCCTCGTGTCTACGATCCGTCGTTGCCTGATGCTCCGCAAAAGGTGCTGCTCGCGAAGTTACGGTCAATGTGCCGCCGAGGGCTGATCCGCGGATGCGGCTGTGGATGTCGTGGAGATTGGCATGTGGACGACCAAGGATGAATACCACCCCGGAGTGTTCGGCCTGTCCAAGCTGGCGAGAGAAGGAGCGCGACCTATTCAACATGCGCGGCACGTTCCGGATCATGGAGCGCGAGCAGATCGCCGAGTGGCTTAAGGATGAGAGCGAGCGGCTAGACGATCCTGCGCTCTACGCCGCGGCAGAGCGCATCCTCGCGTTCGCGCACAAGGTGAAGCGATGAATCTCGCCTCCCTCGCCACGGCGTCGAACACGCTAGCGCGTCGGGCACACGCGGACCCGCTGGCCTACTTCAGGCCGACGCCCCCGCAGCTCGCCTTCCTGAGCAGCAACCATCCGATCCGGATGCTGCGCGCGGGGAACCAGCTCGGGAAGACCTGGGCCGGGCTGGCGGACTGCATCTATCGATGCCTCGGATCGCACCCGTACACGCTGGTAAAGGCGGCGCCTATCGAGGCGTGGATCGTGGTCGTGTCGTGGGAGCAGAGCCTCTCCGTTCAGTCCAAGCTCTGGCAGCTCCTCCCGAAGGACGCAATCGAGCCCGACTGCGAGTATACGCCGGGCAAGGGCTTCCGCGGTCGCACGCCCATCGTGCGCTTTCGCAACGGAAGCGTCCTACGCATTCGAACCGTCAACCAGGGGGCTATGGCGCTCGCCTCGGCATCTATCGATTTCTGCCTCCTCGATGAGCCCCCCCCTATGGACGTCTGGTCCGAGTTGGCGGCGCGAGTCCTACGTCAGCGAGGGCGCATTGCTCTGACGCTTACGCCCATCGGGCTCCCCCTCGGGTGGCTCAAGAAGTTGGTAGAGGAGCAGGTCGTGCAGGACCTGCACTTCCCGCTCTCCGTCGAGAACACGACGCCCATTGGCGGGCGCCCTCTCCTCACGCAGGAAGACATAGACCGGCTAACTAGTCAGGTTCTCCCGCAAGAAGTTGCACAACGCATACACGGAGAATGGGACTCGGGCTGGACCGAAGGCAGGGTGTTTAAGCAGTTCGACCCTGCCGTACACGTGAAGGCGGAGGCCCCCGCGGGTGAGGCCCTCATCGGCGTCGGCATCGACCACGGCACGGAGGCCGGTGCGCAGGTCGCCATCCTCACGGCGCTGGTACGTGACGGAGGCGAGGGGCACCCGAAGATCTGGGTGCTGGACCAAGTGGTGTCCGACGGCATGACCACCCCGGACCAGGACGCCGCCGCCATCCTCGGGATGCTCCGACGGTGCGGCCTGCGGTGGGAGAACGTGGACCGGTGGGTGGGTGACCGCAAGGTCTACGGGAAGAAGAACGGGTCGCTCAAGTCAAACGCCATGCTGGCCACCGCGTTTGAGCGCGCGCTGAAGCTCCCGACCGGGAGCCTACCGTTCCGCATCAATACCGCGTACAAGCCGAGGGGGTCGGTCTTCGAGGGTTACCGGGTGCTCTCCGCGGCGATGCTCCGCGGGGATTTCGTCATCAACCCGAGGTGCCGTGGCCTCATCGATGACCTACAGAAGTTCGACGGGCGGGAGGCCAGCGAGCATAAGCACAGCATCGACGCCCTGCGGTATACCCTTGAACTGTATACTAGGCGCCTGTATCAGCCGACCGCGATAAGGCTCGGGTAACGGGGGAACGATGTACGCCTATACGAAGATGCCGCAGCCGCCCGCCCCCTCGAACCCGGACGAGGCGGCACGCTGGGAACACACCCGCCACCGTCGCGCGCTGATGGAGGGACGCTGGTCCCGCCTCCTCGAGGACCGTCTCCAGGTCCAGCTTGGCAGTGTGAGGCGCATGGCCTTAGGCCTGCCCGCCATGTCGAGCAACCGGTTTAAGTCCGTGGCGACCGAGCTGGCCACCTTGTACGACGCCCCCCCGGACGTTTCCCACAACACGGCGGGCGGGGCAGTTGACGATCTTTGCGGGTCTAATGGCCTCATCGCTCGCGCTGGGCTGTGGCCACAGATGTCGCGGTTTCAATCGATGGTCATCGCGCTGCGCGAGATGTGGATGCGGGTGGACGTCGAGGACGGCCGCCTCATCTACCGGCCGGTGTCGCCCGATATGACCATCGCGGAGGCGGACCCTAGCCGTCCCACCACTCCCCTCGCCTACGCCGAGATCCGCCTCCGTCATTACCGCGGCGAGGCGGTATGGATGTGGGACGTGATGGACATCCGAAACCCGGAGGCGCCGTCCTACACCGTGCGCCTCGCCAAGGATGGCGGTTTCGGCGAGGACGTCACCCTCGAGGTCCTCGGCGCCACCTACTCCGGAGAGGCCTACCCGTACCGGCGCACCGATGGGACGCCCATCCTCCCGGTCGTGCTCTACCATGCCTCGCTTTACGGTGATCGGCTCTTCGACGCGTGGGATGGCATCGAGATCTACGAGGGCAGCCTCGACCTATCGGTGCTGGATACTTACCTCCACCACGTGATAAGGGACGCATCCTATCCCCAGCGTTGGGCTATCGGCGTCCGGGTTGCTGGGTCGGACATGGTGGACGGCGGCACGCGAGGGCAGCGCGTCGAGGTCGTGACCGACCCGACGACGATCCTAATGCTGGATGCTGCCATGGAACAGCAGCCACAGGTCGGACAATTCCAGGCAGGCGCGGACGCGGAAAAAGTCGAAAGCGTGGTCGCCGCCCTGGCCCATCGCTTGAGCGTTGACGCGGGCCTTGCGCCGACCGACCTACAGCGCACGAGCGGAAGCGCGAAGTCCGGGTATGCCATCTCGCTCTCGCAGGAAGGCAAGCGCACGGCGCAGCGTAAGTTCGTGATGCAGTTCCGTGACGCGGACGAGCGCCTCGTGGCGGTGTCCGCCGCGCTCTACAACCGGGCTGTAGGTACGCAGTTTCCGGAGGGTGGATACTCGGTCATGTACCGAGAGATTCCTCTCTCGCCTGAGGAGCTGGCCAGCCGTCGCACCCACGCGATGGAGATGATGGAGGCGGGGCTCATGGACCGCGTGGAGGCGCTGCGCCTCTTCGGGTCGATGACGCACGAGGACGCCGTCGCGCGCCTCGAGCAGATCGCCCTCGCGAAGGCGGCAGAGGCCCGCATGCTGGAAAGCGCGCCGCCGACCGGGAATGAAGGAGAGATGGAGGACCGGTCGGCAGCGGCCGGGGCCGATGTATCTCCCGCACACGCGGAGGCCATGGCCGATGTGGCTGAGGAGCTGGACGCCGCCGAGGCCGCGCTTGAGGCGCTGGACCTCGACGAGGGTAGCGCCCGCGTGGTGGCCGCTGTCATCGAGAGCCTCCGGGAGGCGCGCGGATACCTGGGCCTCGGGCCGAAGGTCGAGGCCGAGACGGAGCTTCACGAGGAAGAGGACGCCGCGGAGGAGATGGAGCCCAACGATTCGATGGAGTCGAATGGTTCGACCGAGACTCCGCAGGCCGCGACGCCGGAGGAGAGCGTGGCCGCTGCTGCTACGTCGGCAGGTGTCCCGGCCTCCGCGGTGGCGATGAACGGCGCTCAGGTGCAGGCCGCGCAGGGCATCGTCCAGGCTGTCGCCGAGAGCAAGCTCCCCCGCGCTACCGGCGTGGCGATGCTCGTCCAGTTCTTCAACATGCCGGAGGAGGCCGCCGACGCCATGATGGGCGAGGTGGGCCGTAGCTTCACCATCACCACGGCGGCGCCCTAGTGCCGTTCCTATCCGACCGCCAGCGCGACTATCTGAAGCGGGAGGCCCCGGAGGTTTACCGGCGCTTCCTGCGTGACGAGCGCGCGATGGGGTTCGAGCTGCGGGCGCCTGTCGAGGTGGCCGCGGTTGCGAAGCGCGGACTCGCGAACCGCGAGAAGTTCAACCGAGGCGGGACACTCGTCGGCGCGAGGAGGGCCTCCCAGCTCGCCGACCGCGAGGTCGTCAGCATCGACACGATTAGGCGCATGGTCGCGTACTTCGACAGGCACGAAGGCGACCTCGACGCCCCCGCAGCGAAGCCCGGGCACCCGGAGTATCCGAGCGCCGGTCGCATCGCGTGGGACCTTTGGGGCGGAGCACCGGGTAGGGCGTGGGCGCGAAGGCAACTAGCAGTATGGGAGCGCGTGCAATCCGCACGCGAGGAGGAAGGATGAGCACCGAAGAGACGACGACGACGACGGCAGAGGCCAGCGACAACGGGGCGGGCGCACGTATCCGCCAGCTCGTGGCGCGCGTCAAGGAGCTGGAGGGGCGCGTGGCTGAGCTGGCGCCGCTCGCCGAGAACGCCGAGAAGTACAAAGCGCAGATCGAAGAGGTCAAGGCCGCGAGCAAGGCAGAGCGTGAGGCCCTCCGCACCGAGCGCGAAATCGCCGCGGCTGGCATCACCGATGCCGAGGGGATTGACGTCGTGCAGACGTTCTACTCCCGCCTGCCCCAGGAGGGGCGCCCTCCCCTTGCGGAGTGGCTCGGCAACAAGGACGGCCTCCCCAAGGCGGTGCGTGCCTACCTCGCGGAGGCCGCGCCAGCTGCGCCTGCCGCTCCGACGGGACCGACCACTACCGCGATGCCGAAGGCCAACGCCGGTACGGTCACGCAGACCCCGCCAGCCACTACGGCGTGGACGCCGGAGAGCATCATGCGGCTCACGCCTGCGGAGTTCAAGGCGAACGCGGCAGCGATCAAGGCGGCGCTGTCGGCGCCTTGACAGTCTGTCACGCGCGGGCATACCCTAGCGGTGGGGGGACACCCCCACGCGCTCGGGGCAAGCTCCCGTAAAAAGCGACAGGCGCGGCAAACCTCGAACCTACACAGGAGGCCACTATGGCCAATATCGATTTTGCCGCTCTCGACGGCAACGCCCGCGCCGCTGCGGTGCTCTATCAGTCCATCGTGATGAAGCTTGCCGACACCGGCAGCCTCCGCAACGCGCCCTGCTTCCTCAACGTGGGCAGCGTCAACGGTAGCGGGTCGGACTCCATCCAGGTGCCCGTCGTCGGCCTCAACGGTACCGACATCATGAGCGCCCCCGGCGACGGTGTGAGCGTTTCCAATACCTCGATCACCTCCTCGGCCGCTACGGTCGTCGTCGCCCGTCAGGCGCTGCGCTACGACCTCACCGACCTCGCCCGCATCACGAACTCCGTGGCCGGTGGCGTGGACGTTGAGGGCCTCGCGGGTGCGATGGTCACGGCGTTCGAGGGTCGCTTCAACCAGCTCGCGTGCGCGCTGTCCTCGGGCTTCGCTACTCAGGTTGGTTCGACCGGTGTCGACCTCACCACGGATACTTTCTATTCCGCCATCTTCGCGCTCCAGCTCCAGAGCGTGACCGGCATGTACGACTGTATCCTTCACCCCCAGCAGTACAACGACCTGATGAGCAGCCTCCGTGCGGAGACGGGTCCTGCTCAGTATATTTCGGCCAATCAGGCACAGACTTCCGCACTTGGTTCCGCCTTTAAGGGGGAATTGTTCGGGGTGCGGGTGCACGTGTCCTCGTATGTGCCGACGGCCAACGCCGGGGCAGACTACCGGGGTGCCATGCTCGGAAATGGCGCCATCGCCTACGCCCTCGGTACCCCTGCCCCCATCCAGGCGGCGGGCGGTGTCATCATCCCGGCGGGCGCTCCGGTGGCCGTCGAGCTGGAGAGGGACGCCTCGAGCGGACTCCTGCGAGTGGTGGGTAGCGCATTCCTTGGGGTCGCCGAGCTCCAGGACCTCAAGTGCGTGGGGATCGTGAGCGACCTCTAGTAGGTCTGCTAGGCTCTGCCTAGCGCGCTGGCGTGTCCGTGCTTATGGTACGGGCACGCCTTCGTGCGTAAGGAGAGAACAATGGCGGCGAACTTCGGCGCACCCGACCCCACCTTTGCGGCCCAGCCCGCGTCCCGTCCCCAGGGGATGGCTACCCTGCTCAACCTGCCGAGTAATGCGGCGTGGTGGTACACCCATCACCCGGGCCACTGGCAGTGCGTCGAGGGTGAGTGGCTCCCCGACCTCGGGCAGATGGTCGCTATCCCAGGGCTGAACCGGGTTGATAAGAACGGCGATACCGCACTCGCGGAGGTCCACCTCGGGAAGAAGGGAATCACCATCATCCCGTGGGAGGTCGAACCCGGCGGCTATTGCATCCAGTATGCGGGGAGCAATGGGCCGGTATTCCTCTCGAAGTGGGAGAAGCCTAAGCTCGTCGCCGGTCAGGTCCGGATGAGCGTGGATACCGAGGGCTACCGCGCGTTCTGTCGGCGCCTCGTCGCGGACGGGACGATCAAGATCCCGGACCCCGACTTTATCGGCGTCATCATCGAGCGTCAGGAGCGGATCGTCACGGAGCATCAGACCCGCGCGCCGACGCACCCGGGTAGCGCCCTCGCCCTCCCCGTTGAGAGCAAGCGCCTTGAGGACATGCGCGCCGCACGTGAGCGCATGTACGCCGCGCCGAAGGCCTCCAAGGTGAAGGCATGAGCGGGGAGCGCAAGGACATCGCCGCCGCGAAGGATGCGATGACGCGCCGCCTTGTCGAGGGCGGGATGCCCGCACGGCGTGCCGAGGAAATCGCGCGTGAGCAGGCGCGTAAGGCAGACCGGCGCGAACGCGATAAGTAACGGCAGGGGGCACCGATGAGCATCGCCGAGACGCTGTATACCGCGCGGTTTCGCTCTAGCGAGACGATTGAGCGCGGGCGCTCCCAGGTGCTCCAGTGCCCCGTGTACCGGGCTGGTGCGCTCGTCGCTCCCATCTCGGGGACGCTGACGATTTACAAGGCGGACGGAACTGCCGTGGTCAACGCCGCGGCGGTCGCCATCACGGGCAGCATTGCGACGTATGCGCTCGCCGACACGGCGACCTCGTCGCTACCGCTTGAGGAAGGCTGGCTCCTCGAGTGGACGCTGATCATGACGGCGACGGTTACCAACGTCTTCCGCAATGACGGCGCCCTCGTGCGGCGGACGCTCTACCCGGTCGTGACGGACGCTGACCTGTTCCGTCGGCATAGCGACCTCCCGGCGCTCCTCGCGGCGGGGACCACGTCGTATCAGGAGTACCTCGACGAGGCGTGGGCCACGCTGACTAATCGCCTCGTGGCGCAGGGTCGCCGTCCCTACCTCGTCATCCAGCCGAGCGCGCTGCGAGACGCTCACGTGGCGCTCACGCTTCAGATGGTCTTCCTCGACTTCCAGACCAGCGCCGGAGACGGCGGACGCTGGCAAGCCCTCGCGGAGCACTACGGCCGGGCATACACCGAGGCGTGGGGCCAGCTCCGTTTCAGCTACGACGAGAGCGACGAGAACAAGGTCAACCCGAACACGAAGAAGAGCGGTACTAGCACCGTGTGGCTCAACGGCCGCGGCGGATACCCGACCTGGGGCGGGTGGGGCTGATGGCCAGCAAGACGGTAAGGCAGCTTCGCGAGGACGTGACCGCGCGAATCCTCACGCTCACCGGGTGGAATGAGTCGCGCGTGGCTCCCGACAACTTCGGGCGGGATGCGGATAGTATCGCCCATCGCGCCTTTGCGGTTCTGCCCACCTCGACGGATGACCTGCGCGCCTACCGAGGGCGACCCGCCGAGGGCCTCCTCGTCGAGACGACCATCGAGGTGCGCTACTCGTGGCGCCTCAAGCCGTTGGGTGGGATGAGCGACAGCTACGACGACGCCCTCGACGGCGAGCAGTCCATCGTGAACTGTCTCATGGCGTACGACACGGCGTGGCCGCAGTCGTACAAAGTGCAGTTGATGACCGCAACGAGGGAGTCAAACACCATCGGTGAATGGGTCATCGGTGTGCTAACGTTCCGCATCGTCCACACGCTTCCGCTTCAATAGGGGGTCCACATGGCTATCTCATCTGTCGTGAAGAACTACCGGGACGGCACGCTGACTTTCAGCGATGCCACTACGCCCACGCCGCTGTCTATGACCGTGCAGTATGAGAGCGGGGACTTCTCGATCTCCGGTCTCGGTACGCTTCGCGAGACGACGACCTACCTCGACCGTGGGGAGTTCGGGAGCCTCCGAAACACTGCTCGCTCCTTCCCGAGTGGGTCGTTCTCGGCGCATTTCACGGACCTGACTGATGCTACCGGCGGCACGCTTTACGATGTCGCGACGATCAGTGGATACTTCGCCTCGATGGTGTCCACGCTCGGCAGCGCCAGCGATGTCAAGACCTACAAGCTCGTTTGGACCTGTGAGGGGTCC